CTAATTAAAACCTTTAAACTGTGTTGATGGTTTTGTAAATAAAAAATGTTGATTATAATCTTTTTCCATCCTGTTTTCAATCCTTTCTAATATACCCGGTTTTACAGTTTCCATTATTTGATACCCTATCATATAGTCAAATGCACTTTTTATATAGAATAAATTGTAAAAAGGTATCATTGCAGTTACAGCATCATAAGCTGATTTAGATGCCTTGCTAAATTCTAATCTAGTTCCATGTTTAAGAGCCATTAGAACATCTGCTGTAGTTACACCTATTGGTCCAACAAATCCACCTAACAAAGCAAATTTATCTCTAACTTCATTAAATAATACATCACCATATATACCTAGTCCACCACCCTGTAATAAAGCAGCCATTATTGTTTTAGGTTTTCTTATATCTCTTGGTGATCTACCTTTAAGTAAATCTTTTAATGTCATAGACATATATCCAAGCATTGCAGAGGTTACCATTAATGCTCCCATACCCCTTATACCTCTACCTAAATCTCCTTGTTTTCTACCTTTAAAATAATCTAATTCTCTACCTAAAACTTTTTGTACAATAGAAATAGGAAATGCTTTAAATTGACCAAAAAATCTAATAGCTTCACCAGCACCTGTTCCTGCTAATGTACCTCTTGTCATAAAACCTTTTACTCTAGCATCTGGTTCTATAACTGCATAAATTGATCTATCTAATAATATTCCAGATACTGCTGATTTAAATTTTTCTTTTTCTATTCTTATTTGTCTTTCTGTCATTTTTTTTAATCCTGTAATTTTTTTTATATCAGCATCAGACATTTCATCTAACAAAGCAATGTTAATAAATTCTTTACCATCATCTGCTTTTTCCATTGCAGTTTTTCTTATAACATCCCATTTAGTAGGATTAATATCATACATAGTAAATAATTCTTGTAGTTGTTTGTTTAAATTTTTAAATTCTAAATTTTTTTGTCTAGCAAAATAATTTGCTAATCCTAACATTGCTCCTTCTTTTAAACTGTTAGTCCACCAAGAAAGTAAGTTTAATTTAAAAAATGTTCTTTGAGCTTTTGTCCAACCTTTATTTAAGTTATCTCCAACTTGATGTCTTGCAGACATATCATAAATAGTATTGTCATTTATAAAACCTAACATTTCAGATATTTCTTTTTTTTGTTTTGTGTTTTTAATTCTAGCCAAACTAGACAATGCTTCAAACATTCCACCTAAAAATGATCTACCTTGGTATCTTACTTCTGAACCATAAATACCTACATCTGCTAATGCAGAAATTGTTGCACCACCTAATCTTGCCATAGATGCTAAAGTTCTTGCTATTGCTGAATATCTTGCACCAGCAAAATTTTCTACAGTATAAATAGATCCATCTATAACTTTCATGTATTTATCTAATTTACGAAAATTTTTAATGCTACCAACATCTTTACCTTGTTTTTTTAATCTATCGTGTACTGCAAATCTAATTTTATCCATATTTTCTTTAGGTTTTGTACCTAAAGCATCTATTATTCCAAGGTTTCTTCCCGCAGTTTGTAAACCAGAAAAGAAAGATTCTTTTAAATTACCAACACCAAACTTATCATTATAGTCAAACCAATCATCTGCTGTTTTAAAATGTAATACTCTTTTAAATTTAGAACCTTTTGCTACATCCGCTGATGATCTTGCTCCATAAGAATTAGCCACACCATCTGCAATTAAATATTTATTACCTACTAAAGAATTATAAACATCTATCATAAATTCATCAACATTATCTGTATTTGCAAAAGTTCTATCAGTATCTAATTTTTCCATTACAAAATTTTTCCATGCTAAAAAATTTCTATTGTAATTTATATCTCTTTTTAATTTTAAAGATGGATCAGTTTCAATATTTTTTACACCTAAAATAGCTGCAGCATTTCTAATACTTGCTGGATCGTGTGATTGTTTTACAATATATCCCCATAGTTTTTGAATATTAGCTCCTCTATCATTTAATTTTTGTCTAATCATTTCAGAATAACTTTCCATTATTTCTGCTAATTTTATAATATCTGGATTAGTTTCTGTTACTGGAGGTTTTGTTCCGGATCTTTTTTCTATCTCTGTTCGTTCTGCACTTAACTCGTACATAGTTCTTGTAACTCTTCTTTGTACTTCAGCTTCTGATATTCCATCTAAACCTTTATCAAATAAATCATCTACACCAGCAGCTCTTAATTTAGCATTAAATCCAGCAATTAATTGATTAACAGTTGCGTTTTGTTGTACAGCAGCAGAGGATCTTGCAGCTAAAACTCTATTGTTAGAACCAACCATTACTGCTGTTAAACCTTCTAATGGATCATCTGCAAATTCAGTTATTACTAATTCTGTTAATCTTCTAACTTTAATTTCATTTTCTATAGCATTTCTTTTATTTATTTTTTTTTGTAATTTAATTTGTTCTGATACATCTTTAGCAACAGCATCTACATTAACTTCATCAATGTTACTTAATTTTTTTTCTGCTATAGATTGTTTAATTAAGTTTACTATCTCTTCTTTTTTAGTTCCAGCAATAGAAGATTTTTTTAATAAATTTTCTACTCTTATCAAACATTTATCTGCCATAATTATCTACCATTCCTACAATTAATAAAATCTGCTACTGCTTCATCTAATTCTTTTTTCTTTGTATTAACTTCATCTAATTCTTCTGTTGCAGTTTTTAATTCTGAATCTTGTTCTCCTCTTTGAAATTTAAAATTTGCATCTTTTTGATTATTTTTAATAGTTTCTAATTGAGTATTTAGTGTTTCAATTTCAGCATCAGTTTCTGCTTCATTTCTTCTAGCAACATTTTGTTCTGCAGTATTTAATTCTACTTCATCTGATTTTAATCGTGGTTCATTATTTCTTTCTACTGTTGGTATGCTATTTTCTGTAGTTCTTAATACTGGATCAGCATTTACAACTGGACCTACATCTACAGGTTCATCTAATAATAAATCTCCTAAAGACTTTTCTAATAATAATTTTCTAGTTCTTGGATCTGTTTTTTCTAACTTCAACATAAAGTCTGAAGTATCTCCATAATATTCTCTAAATAAAATTTGTTCGTTAGTTAGCTCTGGCTCTACTTCATCTGATTTTATTCCAGTTTCTTTTCTAACTTCATTTACTTTTGTTCTAAAGTTTTTATATTTAGCAACTGTTTTAATATCTCTTAATTTACCTACACCTACATGAAGTCCACCACCAAGTATTGATCCAAAAGCAATATTAAGTAAACTGTCTGCTGCACCATAATCTGCTTGTACTCTTTTAGCAGCACTATAAACTATTGGCTCAACTAATGCTGCACCGACAGCACCTTCTACTACACCTCTTGTTAGTCTGGCAGTTCGCAAACCTTGTCTTGCAGCTAAAGCAGCAAATCTTGCCTGTCCAAATACAGGTATAAAAGAAGCTCCAATATTAATAGGGTCAAGCATACTAACAGCTAAACCTGTTCCAAACTTTGCAGCACCTACATAAAACCCAGCAGAAAAAGGATTCCAAGATCCTGCTGGTCCTCTTTGAATAATACTTTGTCTTTCTCTTTCAGCTTCTTTTTTTTCAACCATAATATCAACAACTGATTGAAACTCATCTTCTTTAAAATATAATCCTAAATCTTCATATTCTTTATTTAATTCTTGTCTATCAACACGAATATCACCACCTCTAATAGATTCGGTAGTAGCAGCATTAATAGACCTATGAGTTTTTGTTGCTTCTAAAGGATTGTACTCCCAGTTATCTGCAGCAATAGCACCTAAAGTTTCTAACAAATTTTTTTTATATCTATCATAACCATTTTCTTGTGCTGTCTCGTCTATCTTTAATCCAAATCCTAGTTGAGCCATTAAATAGTCCCTTCTTTATTAAGAAGTTCTGCTGTTAATTCAAAATGAGATATAACACCTGATCTTTTATTTTTTCTAGCATTTTTATATTCATCATTATTTAAAAATTCTTTTGCAGCTTCAGAAAATTTACCTGCATTAATTAGTTCTCTTGTTTTAGGAGATTGCACTAAAGAACCTCTAAACCATTCGTAAAACAATGCTTGTTGTAATTCATCAGAAAAACTATCAAATTTTGGTATTGCATTAATTACTTCTGGTATTCTGCTTTCAATATCTTGTAATAACATTTGTTCAGCTTCCTCTTTATTTACTGTTTGTCCTTCTGCAGCACCATACCTACCATAACCTATGGTAAGTTTTGATTCACCTTCAGTTGCTTGAGTTGCCGATTTAAAGAATGGTCCTTCTTTTTTTTTTACATAATTAAAAAATTTATTAGTTTCAACTAAACCAGCAAATCTAGGTTTTTCATTTTCATCTGTTATTAATGCAGCTTGTTGATCTGGCTCTGGCATAAAATCATTTAAAGACATATTTAATTTTATGTCAGTTCCCGGCAAAATGTAACTGTCATCATCAAAATTAAATTCTAAAAAATCACCATTAGCATTTTTAACAGGAGCAAACTCTCCATCAGAAAGTATAATACCAAATATTAAACCTTCACCATCAGATGTGTTTCTCCACTCACCATTTTCTTTTATGTTTATTTCAAATTCACTTTCTATATCTATTGTAAGTGTATCATCTTTCATTGATCCAAAAGCTACCGCACCCCATTGATCTAAATAATGATTTTTAATTATTTCTGTTTTTTCAACAATAGTATCAACATGACTATCTAATAATTTTTTACCATCCCATATTTTAGGAATATAATAAGTATCTTCTATTTGAAAATTTTCTTTAATAAGTCCTATTGATTTTTTTCTTGCTTTAACTTCGGTAGTATCACTTTCA